AGAATTTTAAAGGATTAAAAATATGCCAAGAAATCGTGTAATTTACCAATCAGAAGCTTTATTCAATACAAATGACGTTATTGACGTAACAGCTTCTACCCCACCACAAACTGGAGCATTATATATTAACCAGTTTTCTCGCGTTCAATCTTGCAATTATAATTTCAATATTGCAAGAAAAGATGTCAATCAATTCGGCAATCTTGCTGCTATTGATCGTATTATCGTAGAGCAGCCAACTGTTGGTCTAGATTTTTCATATCTTCTTTCAGATATGGGCAATGAAAAGAGCCTAGGCTTTTCTGTTGTCACCACTGGCACTACTACTGCTAATATTATTGCTGCTAATGCTGTTCAATCTTGTTTGTCAGGAATTTTAACTAGTGGATTTGTAAATACTAAAAATTACTATGTTAGAACAGTTACTGAAGGTAATGACGCTTCTGCATTTGGCGCTGATGCTTCTCCAAATATTACTCAAGGAAATACAATTGGTTTAGGCAATGGTTTCTTAACTAACTATAGCGTAAATGCCGCCGTAGGAGATTTCCCAACTGTTTCTTCTACTCTTGAGTGTCTAAACATGAATTTCACTGCTGGAAATTCAGGAAATGCTCCCGGTGTAACTGCTGCTGGAGCAATTGCTGGAGGAGTTTTTGCTTTACCACAAACTGCTACAAATCCTAATGGTGAAAATGCATTGGGTAGAGTTTCAGCATTAAGACACGGAGATATCACTCTTACGTTATCAAAGACCGCTGGAACGTCTTATGGCGGTACTGATATTACTACTGCTGCCGCTATTCAAAACTTCTCCATTACAATGGGTTTAAATAGAACTCCATTGCAAAAACTTGGAAGCAAGTACGCTTTCTCTAGAGAAATTGATTTCCCAGTTACTGTCTCTTTCAGCGTCAATGCTCTAGTCCAAGATCTTACTACTGGAAATCTTGTTGATGTAGTAAATTCTGATGCTCTTTATGATGCCGTAGTTATTCTTGCTGCTCCTGCTAGTGCTAATACTAATTACGCTACAAATGAAGGCGTTGGATACGTTCTCAAGAGATTGAATCTAGACTCTCAAGAGTTCTCATCTTCAATTGGAGCTAACAAATCAGTGACATTGAACTTCAGCACTCAAATTGGATCTCCTCAACAAACCGATAGAGGACTGTTCATGTTTGAAACATTGCCTCTCCAATAATAGTTAAAATAATCACACTAAGCCCCAGCCTAAAAACTGGGGCTTTTTTATTTTTACAGCGTGTAAATAACATTAGGTAAAGGTTTTTCAAAGGCTATATGGCAATAGATATTAAGTTAAAAGATTATGTCCTATTTAAGAATAGGAGACAGGTCGTAAATTTATATAAAAACTTCTTAATCTTACTTGAAGATTTAAAAGAAGATGGTTATAATATTAGTGATGAAAAGTATCAGCGTCTAAGAAAAAAAGTATTAGACTCTGGTAATGACAGCATTAGGCAGTTCGAAGAAGAACTAAATAATATAGATTTACAATGAAAACAGTATACGAATTTAACATCAATAAAGATGGTGTTGTAAAAGAAGTAGAAGAATCAGTAAATGAAGCTGGGCAAAAGGTAACTATTACTAAAGATGTAGTAAAGCCAATTCCCAATAAGTACTTCATTAAGAAGCCAACTAGAGCTTTGTTTGATGAAGCTGAATTATTTTATGGCGTTAAGCTTTCTGAAGGCGTAAAGGCCGGTTTGCTAACTCGCACTCTTCTCAATAAGCGATATATTGATGATGGAGGAATTTTGGGCGACAAGGGCAAGAATGCAGAAGCAGATGCTTATAAAGACCTATACGAAACCCAAGGCGAGCTACAAAGACTAGAAGGCTTGCCAGAGAAAGAACGCCCAGACTATTTTGAAGCCAAGAAGCAAGAACTAGAGTCAAAAATTACTCTAATTAAGAGTTCTCTAACGGAACTAGAGATGCAAAAGGAATCTCTATTCGATAATACCGCAGAAACGAGAGCTAGAAATAAAGTAATTACTTGGTGGATATTATTTTTGTCATACTATGAAAAAAACGGGGAAAAACAGCCATTTTTTGGTGAAGGTGATTATGATGCCCGAATGAACAAGTATGACGAAATTTTCGAATCAGAAGACCCTCATCTAGTAAAGGCTGCTAATGCATTTATTTACTTTATTAGCTTCTGGTATATTGGCAGAGCCAATTCAAAGGAAGATTTTGATGCTCTAAAAGAAGAGCAGAAAATAAGTTAGTTTCTTGCATTAATTAATCCTAGCCCCTGCGAAAGCGGGGGCTTTTTAGTATATGGACTTACAAGCATTCAATAAAAACCTAAAATCACTTTACTGGGAAATAGTAAATGGATCTTCTGCATTTGAAGTAAACAAACAAAGATACTTCATAAAGCACATGTCTCCCAAAGATGCTGGAATTATTGAAATTCGCGAAAATTACTATTACAATAAAGCGAAGTCTCAAGGCATCCCCACAAACGATCAAAAAATAGAAGAGTTGATTAAAGAAGGTATTTATAACCCAAAAGACGATCAAAAAATCTTCAATAATAAAATGACTCTTGCTAATCTAGTTAAGACTCGCCGCAAGTTGTATTTAACTAGAGATCTTGATAATATCGACAAACAAGTAAAAGAATTAAATCAAGAAATAGCAGATCTCGAAAATAAAAAAAGTGAACTCCTAGAAAACACTTGTGAAACCTATACGGGCAAAAGAATGAATGAGTTTTATATTTATTACTCAGTTTATTCTGATGAGAATTGCCAGAACCATGCTTTTACATTAGAACAATTTGAAGAATTAGACCAGCTTGAGTTGTTTAATTTTGTTACTTATTATTCTGAAAGCGCAAGAAAATTTAGCCATCATAACTTAAAAAGAATTGGTGTTAGCAGTTTTTTCCTTAATTACTTCTATTTATCAGAGGATAATCCATACTTCTTTTATGGCAAACCAATTACTCATTTGAGTTTTTATCAAGTTGAGCTATTTGGTTATGCAAGGTACTTTAAAGACTTAATGGGTAAATCTACCGTTAAGCATCCTGATGAATATAATGATGATGTAGATAAGATTATAGACTGGTATGAGTCTAGTAGTAACCTTGAAAAATTACACGAAGATAAGAATGCTGCTAGTGGAAAAGAAACCGCTGTTCAGGCAGTTTCTGTCATGGGAGCCACTAAGGAAGACCTGAAGAAGTTAAAACAAGAGAATACTGGAAGCATTTCTCTAGAAGATGCGGCGAAGAAAAAAGGCGGCACATTAAGCTTTGAAGATTTAATCAAATTACACGGCGTTTAAGTGTAATTATTCTTAGGTTTAAGGACATATGGCTACATCAGCAGGAAATATTCCCATTTCAGCGACGTTTGGCTCTGCCCAGCTTGAAAAAGATGTTTTGGCAGCGTTGAATCGTATTCAAAGTAAAAGCTCTCTTACTTTAAATACTAAGAACTTTAGTCAGCCGCTTGGCAAAATCACTGGTCAAGCTAATGAATTTCAAAAATCTTTAGAGGCTTCTAATGCCCGTGTTATCGCCTTCGGAGCTTCTGCTGGCGTTATTTACAATGTACAGAAAGCTTTTAGTGCATTAGTAAGTTCTACTATCGAAGTAGAGAAATCGCTTACTGATATTAATATTGTATTAAATACATCTGCTTCTGGTATTAAGCAATTTGGAGATCAATTATTTAATGTTGCAAAACAAACTGGCTCTTCTTTTAAAGACGTAGCTGCTGCGGCAACAGAGTTTTCAAGACAAGGTTTGGGATTAGAGGAAACGTTGAGAAGAACAAGAGACGCTCTTGTGCTTACTCGCTTGTCTGGCCTTGATGTAGTATCTAGCACAGAAGCTCTAACTTCTGCCGTAAACTCATTTACGAAAGAAGCCCTTACTACTACTGAAGTAGTTAATAAATTAGCTGCTGTTGATGCTAGATTTGCTGTAAGTTCAAGAGATCTTTCTGAAGCTATCCAACGTGTAGGTTCTTCTGCAAGCGAAGCTGGAGTTAGTTTTGATGAACTATTAGGTATTGTAACTTCTGTTCAGCAAACTACTGCCCGTGGTGGTGCTGTTATCGGTAACGCCTTAAAGACTATTTTTACAAGAATAGAAAGACCTCAAGTAATTAATGACCTAAGAGACTTTGGAGTTACAGTTACTGATCTTTCTGGAAATGCATTACCAGCAATAAAAGTATTGGAAAATCTTTCTCAATCTTTTCAAAACTTAAGCCCAGTAGTTAAATCTCAAGTTGCTGAATTAGTTGGTGGTGTTTATCAGATTAACATTTTAAAAGCCTCTTTAGCTGACCTTTCTAAAGAAAACTCTGTTTTCGCTGGGGCTACAAATGCATCTTCAAGAGCAGTTGATGAAGCTATAGTAAAAAATAAAGCCCTAAATGAAAGTTTATCTGCTTTACTTAGTGAAACTACTGCCAATGCAACTCAGTTTGCTGCTAAAGTAGGTTCTGTAAGCGTTGCTCCGGGAATTAGAAAAGTTTTAGGCTTTATTAATGACCAACTTTCTTCTGTAAATGATAAAGATTCCGAAAGCGTTGGAGCGAAAATTGGAACTGGCATTATAAGCGGTATAACTAATTTTATTACTGGCCCCGGCGTGGCGATAGGGATAATTGGTTTGGGCAAGCTTTTCGTTACGTTTAGTAAATTCGCAAAAGATGCTGGCTCAAGTTTTTTAGGTTTAAATACTATATCTCAACAACAAGGAGTGCTGCAAGAAGGTATTTCAGCTATACTTACGAAGCAACCTACTTTAATGCAGCAAATGACTTTGTCAGCTACGGCTCGTCTCAATGTAGAAAAAGAAGTTACAAAAAATTTATTAGACCAGTCTGCTTTGTTACAGGGAATGGATCAATCTTCTCTTATTTTAGCTAAGACTTTAATGCAGCAAGGAATAGGAGCCGATACGAAAGGAAGAGTTACTAAAGGAAGAGCCGGTGGATATATTCCTCCACAAGACAAAATGGCAGAAGTAATGGGAGCAGCTAAAGGTGGATATGTTGCTGGCAATGTAGTTAATGCTCCTGCTTCTGTTGGGGGAGTAATGAATACTGCTGAAACAGTAAAATATGTTCCCGGCTTTAGCCAGCCATTTATACTGCCGCCAGCAGGTTCTAAAGCTGCTTCTTCTTTAGCTTCTCGTTCAATGAATCAAACAGGAGTTAATCCTTATATGGCTAAGGGTTATGTGCCTAATTTTTCTGTTTCACCTAAAGACTGGCTTGAAGCTGGTCAAAAAAGAGGTTCATATAAAACTGCTTTCTTAAATCCAGATGGCACTCTTGGTGGTAAATGGGGAAATGCTACTTTAAATGGAGCTATTGACAACGGAGTCTCAATCGAAGATGTTAGAAGAATTTCTAAAAATCCAACTTGGGTGTATGGACAAGCTAAAGAAGAGAGAGATGTGAAAAGAGAGCTTGCTCAATTGCCTCCTTATCAAGCTAGAGCGACAATGTTGACTTTAGAAAGCCCACAAGATTCTGGGCAAACGTTTCAAACAATAAGACCAAATGTAAAACTTGTAAGAGATAAAGGAGAAAAACCAAAAAAAGATCTTACTCAAGAAGAAATAGCAGCACTTCAAGATGATCGTCGCGTCGATATAGCTTTTAAAGTTATCAACCTTGGCAAAGAGATTTTAGAAAAAAGTAAAGTAGATTTAAGAAAAAGAGCTGATAATTCTGCTAATGAAATATTAACTGATTTCGCTAATTCGTTACCGGGAGGAGAAAAAGCCACAGACCAATCAAGAGAAAAATTCCTCGGTTTAGTGCAAAACCCAGCAGCGCAATTTGCAGGTAAACTTTTTGAAGCTGGGATTAATCTTTCGAGAGATTATGTTAGAGATGCTCAAGGTCAAGCTGGAGGCGATTTCGATATTAGAGGAGGGGCAAATATTGGTAGACTTAAAGAGCTTTTTCCCGGATTTAATACTAATTTAGGCGATTATAAACTAGTAAATAATATAGAAAATAGGACAAGTTTTGCTAAAAAAGTAACTGCGGAAGAATCTGGACTTATTAAAGTATTTGAAGACCAAGCAAAGTTTGATTCTAGAAATGTAGATATTGTAGCTGCTGCATCTAAATTAAAAGCTTCCAGAGCAGGTGGAAAAGCTTTTGGATTTATTCCTAACTTTAATCCAGTTCAAGAAGCAATAGGGAGAGAGATGTCTGCTGGATATTCCTCTTCTCAAGTTAAACTAGGTCAAAATAGTCAATTAAAAACATCATTTAATCCAAGCGGTCTTGGTGTTTACAATACAACCGAAGGAAGTCTAGGAAATGGAATTTCTCTAGCAAAAAAAGCAGGAATAAATCCTCAAACTAAAGGAATGGCCGCAGGTTTTATCCCTAATTTTGCAGATGAGTTTGATATTTCAATGGTGACTGTATCTCTTATTGCTTTTGGAAGTCAATTAAAATCTTTAGCTGGCGGCTTCAAAGAAATTAATGCTCAAACTCAAGCTCTAGTAAAGAATAAACAAATTGAAATCTCTCAAAGCGCAAACTCAGTTAAAACACTAAAGAAAGAAGCTAGATCAAAATTTAATCTTTCTAATGCTGATAATGATTTAAATGTCACTGGAAGGCTTAGGACTTCTAGTGGGAGATTCGCTACCGCTGCACAAGTCGCAGATCTAGAGGACATCAAAAGCAAAATAAGAGGACAAAGAGAAATTGCAAGAAGCGCTGCTGAACAAGCGAGAATAGGTTCAGCAGGATATTTAAATCCTTTAAGCTTAAAAGAAGGTGGTAAACTTAATAATTTAATTAGGTCTTCTGGAACTGGTGCAGGTTTAGCAGCGGCTGGGGCATTAAATATTGCAGAACAATTTGTCCCTGAGTCCGATAAAAAAACGAAAGCCGCATTTTCGGGCGCTGCGGATGTCGCTCAATATGCTGGTTTAGGTGCTGCATTTGGTCCAGTTGGCGCTGCTGCTGGCGCATTAGTTGGCGTAGGAATAGCTGCTAAAAAAATAGTAGATTCAAAAGCAGAACAAGCCATCTTTGACATCTCTACCAATTTAGATAAAGTTAAGGAATCTTCTTCAAAGTTTTCTGGCGCATCACAAACTTATGCGACCTCATTAGAGAGCTTACAAAATGCTTTAAATGATCCAAAAACTCAACCCCAAGCCCTATTAAAATTTCAAACTAGTATAACTGATTCTCTTGCATCTATCCCTGATGAGTTTAGAAGCAAGATATTAGCCGCAGGAACTGATATTGGTAAAGTAGCTGATGCTGTTGCTAGAGTAAATAAAGAGATGTCCGATGCTCAACAAAATTTAGAAAGGCAATTAGCAATTACTAAATTAGTTAAAGATAAAACAGGAATTATTGCTGGTAATAATTTAAAGGCTTCTGATCAAGATCAATTAAATAGATTATTCACTCAATCAATAGATCCTCAAAAAATTCTTTCTGAATTTAAAGGTGGGGCAGGAGAATTTGGTTCTTTTATTAGTAATTTAAAAGGTCAATCAATAAAAACTGATAAAGTTCTTGAATATGGAGCTAACCCTAATTTTGTAGGTTCGTCTGCTCCTAAATTTGTCGAGAGAACTAATGTCGATCAATTAGGTTTGAAACAAATTAGATCGCAATTAGAATCTAAGGGTATTTTTGGACCAGAACTTGCTGCTAAATTTGAAGAAGTTTCTAAAAATATTAGCGTAGAGAATGTCAAATCTCTTTTCGATGCAATCGATAAATTTGGTAAAGGTGTTTTTTCTTCTAAAGAAGCTGCGGATAATCTTTTAGCCGTTCAGAAACAAAATATTGAAATAGCGAAAAAGAACGCAGATATCCTAAAGGATTTAACTCAAAGATATGAAAATCTAAATCTTTCTCTCTCTTCTCAAATTGAGGCAGAAAAAAATAGAGCTACTACTCTTAGGGAGTTAAATAAAATACAAGCAGAAGGCTCTGTACAATTAGCTTCAGCAAGGACAAAAGGTGCTTTAAGTTTGGCTTCCCCTTTCATGACCGAAGCAGATAAAGCTGCCGCAGAGTCAAGCCTAGCCATTACAGATCTTCAAAATAAACAAAATTCTGAAATTAGAAATGCTTTAGACAAAGGACTTTCTTCCTTTACTGATATTGTTACTAAAAAAGCCGAAGATATAAGATCAAAAGCTCTTCCAGCAGTAACAGATTTATCAAAGTCTCCAGAGGATATCACAAAAGAACTAAACGTTTTTAATAAAAATATCCAAGGTATTTCTCCTCTCATCGCATCTTCTTTAAAAGAATTAAGTACTGGCGGCAAGATAGAAGACATAAAAAATAAATTAATTCAAGGAGTCACGGCAACAGGTCTTTTCAAAAAACCTGAAGCCGAATTAATCGCAGGAGAATTACAAAATACTTTTGAAGGCGTTTTAAATGAACTAGTTAAGCTTACTGAACAAGGAAAATTTGATTACGCTATTCAAAAAGTCAATTCTGATTATCAAAAAAGAAGCGCAGCTCTATCTGAAAAGCTTTCTCTTGCTGGGGGTGCCGCAGCTTTGGGGTCAACTGGTCAAGTTGGGGTTTCTGATTTATTTGATAAGTTAACCGAATTGACTTCTACTTTGGGACAAAATGTTAGAGTAGGAAATCCAACAGAAACAGGATCTGGATTTTTTAAATTGCTAGATAGTCTTTCTAATCAATATGGAATTAGAGGTGGAGGAGTTGGGGCAGAACTAGCCCCATTGCAAAACTCTTCAATAACCGCAAGGGCAGAACAGCTTAAAAAAGAAAATGAAAGAGCAAGAGCTTTAACTAATATTTCATTGATAGGACAAACAGGAAGCGGAATTCAAGCTGGTGGTGCGTTAGATAAAGCTTTCAATAACTTTAATGAAAACGCTATGAGCGTTGCTATTGATCAAGTAACTTCTCAATTGAAACTTGATAATATCGGAACTTATTTTGATTTATTAGCTCAAGAAAGTAAATACGCAAATGAATTAGCGAAAGCTCAAACAGAAATCCTAGCGAGACAAGCTCCAGATATAAGTAAAACTTTTACAGAAATCACTACGACTCAAGTGGGGTCAAAAATAACCGAATTAAATAAGTCTTTAATTGAAGCTCTAAAAGAGATTAATGTAACCCAAAATAAAACAGAGCTAAATAAACAAATACAGAATTTATTACCTATCGCCTCTCCTAAAAGAAGAGATGAAATATTAAAAGACATAGAGAACACTAAAGCGCAGTATGATTATTTCAATAATCCAAATCAAAAAGCTTCTCAATTATCTGGTGCAGTAGGCAGAAATCCAGAGATTGCTAAAGAAAATATTTTAGGAATTTTTAAATTATTAGAAGATATCGCCAAATTACGCAGCGCAATACCTGATCCAAAAAATCCTGCTCCTTTATCGGCTTATGGCCCTTATGCAAATGGCTATAAGTTTCCTCCTGAGCAGTCATCCTCTTTTAATACTAATATTATGGGTGGTGCCAATAATCAACCTGTTATTCCAGTAAAACCTCAATCTTTAATAGATGCAGAAATAGCTTTAGCTAAAACTCAAGAGAATATTCAGCTTGAAAAAAATAAGAAGATACAAGAAATCAATCAAATTTATGCAAATGGCAATAAAGAATTAGCCGATCAAATGTACTTGGAAATGCAAATAGCAGATGAGAGGGCAAAAGTAACTGAGCGTTTGAATAAAACAAAAGAAGAGACTAAGAGGCTTTATGCTTCTGCTTATGGCGACACATTCTTCAAAGAAGAAAAAGCCGCTAGAATGAATGCTCAGATAGAAGATAATGCTAGACTTGGAAGAGTTGATATAGGAGGTATTACAGAAAAGAATACCACTTACAACAGAGCAGACTTCGCAAAAGATACTGGTCAATTAATAGATACCTTCCAAACTGATTTCAAGTCTGGAATTGCTAGTGCATTTGGTGAAGCTATCAAGGGTACTAAGACTCTTAAGGATGCTTTTAGAGACATGTTCCAAGGCATCTTAAATAGAATGCTTGATAAGTCTTTAGAAATGGGTGTTGACGCTTTGTTTGCTTTTGGTAAAGCTTATGCTACTGGTAAAAAAGATGGTGGTTTAATTAAAGGATATAATTCTGGAGGCGTGGTCACTGGTGGCTCTGGGATGAAAGATGACGTACCTGCAATGATGAGCGGAGGAGAGTATGTTATTAAGAAGTCTTCTGTTAATAAATATGGCACTAGTTACTTAAGAGCTTTGAATGGTGGAGCAATTCCAACATATGCAACTGGAGGTTTCTCTGTGGGTCCATTACAAAATGAATTCTTATATGATAACGCAGATCGCCCAAGTGCTGGTGAATACGCTGTTGATTCTAGATTGTCAGCAATGGCTCTAACTGATGAAAATAATCCTCAAAATAAGTTAAGACAAGACCGTTATGAGAAGCTTGATCAATACTTACAAGACCGAGCCCAATATGAGAAAGACAAGAAACAAAGTCTTAAAAACTATAAAAATCAAGTAAATAGCACCTTCTATTCAGGACTAACTTCTGCTGCTATTCAATTAGGCGCTGCTGGACTTACAATCGGAGCCAGTAATCTTAGGACTTCTGCTTCTGCTTCTGCTGCAAGAGGTTTAGAACCCGGAGGTAACTTAACTCAAGATCAATTAAACGCACAATACGCAAAAAATCTTAGATCAGGAGGAGGTTATATTGCTAAATTTGCTGGCGGCGGTTCTACAGGCGAAGATAATATTCCCGCTTTGTTAATGGGCGGCGAATATGTCATGAATAAAAAAGCTGTAGACATGTACGGTAAAGACTTCATGGGTCAATTAAACTCTGGAACTCTTCCTAAATATGCTAGTGGCGGAATGGTTGGAACAAGTTATAGTGGTGGTCAAACTAATACTGATCAATCCTCTAGCATGGATGAATTAGTAACAGCATTGAATACTTTAAATGATAACTTATCTAAGGATTCGGGAATAACTCAATCAGAATCAGGAAGAACTTCTGTTGCTGGGGCTACCCAAGAATCTGGAATGTCTGTAGTAAATAACATTTCAATCAATGTAGCTCAAGGTGGAGAAGTCACTTCTGAAGCTAACTCTACCACTCAAAAAGGTGCATCCAATTCCAAAAACGATCAAAACAGCATTCAAAACAATGCCAAGCTTGCTGAGTTACTTAGAAATAAAGTTGTCGAAGTCTTGGTTGAGCAAAAGAGACCCGGAGGGCTACTTTACGCTAGTCGATAATTCTTTAATCTTAGAGTCTATAGTCAGTATAGCCTGATTATAGATTTGCTCTATATTATTATTTTTAGCTAATGGCAAGTTTAGAAAAGGAGTCTTCTCTACTTTAAGAAAAAAAGAATGGCTAGAGTATTCTTTATTTGTAGGTTTATTTAAAGTAATACGATATCGCTTTATATAAATCTCGCCAACGAGGAAATTGTCTTTAATCTTTTCATCCAATTCTATAAAAGTAGAACCTTGTTCTCGCTTAACATTTAATACAGAGAAGAACTTTAAAACCTTTTTGTCGTGCTTGCCTAGGATTAGGCTTACTTTTGCTCCTTTACCAGAACCTCCATCTAGTTCTGCTTGCTCAAAGTTTTGAGTAAACCTGCCATTATTAACTAAATGGAGTTCAGTAATACCTCCATTGCTATCAATAGATTTGACTTGGAGAGTAGCTCTTTCATTTCTATCGTTGCTAGAATCGAAATAAGCATTTTTATTAATGTTAACATATTCATTTACTTTGTATCCAGATCCAGATTCAGTAATTTCATTAATTAGAGCAGCATAATAAGTAACAAAATAACAATCAATAGTATCTCCATCTAAAACTAAATCCTTGATGGTGCTATTGATTTTAATTGTTGAATTTGACTCTACTGTAAAAATTTTATTGTAATTAATAACATTAGCGCGGACGACAGAGAATACCTCTTCGTTTCCTATGATTTCAATCTCTTTGCCGGGGTCAATTACAGACCAATTAGCTAAATTATTAGAATAAATAAACTCATCACCGAAACAAAACAACACATCTGTCATATTTACATTATATTCGAAATCACTGCTTTTAGAATAGGATGTTTAGTATTTTCTCCTTCATATCCGCTGATTTTAATATCGGGGTCTGAAATATAACCACATCCTAGCTTTTGCATAGAAATAGAAAGTAATTCTCCTTTTGATCCTCTAATAGCATTAGCAGAAGCCGTTAATCCATAATTAGATTCAGTTTCTTCAGGGGGTGAAATAGTAACAGAAGGAACAGGCTCTGAACAACCATATCCGGGGTCAATGATTTGTATGTCTACTATATTATAGAATGCGTTGAACTTATGGATCTTTTCGCAGTCATGCAAATGGTACATTTCTGTTCTGCAAGAGAGTTCTCTTAAGAAGTTTTTATTATTTTTAATAACTTCTGTTTGTTTATTGTTTGGAGATTCAAGAGAGATAAGGAAGTCTATATCAAGCTTTTGCAACAAGGCATTCCTTTTAATTGTCATCTCTTGGACTTTTCTATTTATGAGATTTTCTTTTTTCCAAATAGAGCTTCCATCAGGCAAATACTTTCTATGGTCTAATGTGTTCTGATCAATATGCTTGTCTAATGGCACAATATAATCAACAACATCGTAATCAATTCCGATCATGTGCAAGTTATCTAGATTGTTCATTATATCAAATGAGGTAGAAATGTATTGGTGGCTACCGTTGATAAAGTAAATGATATAGTATTTCATTTGTTAGTAAGTTATTACTATTGAGAGTTCTAATGCTTGAATGTGGAAGTTGTATTTTGGTATGCTTCCTAATGCTTTCTTGGCAGATAAGTGAGCGAAAGCCAAATTCTTTGGATCATTAAACTTCCAGAACTGCTGATTAACAAGCGGAGTTGTTATCGCTGATCCTGCGTTATAAGAGTTTGCATAAGTATAATAATTCTTGGGGATTAAATTGTTTAAAGTAATTACTATATTATTAGAAACTCCTTGTTTTATTTGAGTGGTATTTACTTGTGCGCTTGTGAGTAAATCTTCACCATTATAGCACCAAACTTTAATCGTCTTTGTTTGAGTTGGCAGATCTGGAATTTGTATTGCTATTGATAGACTTCCTATATTTGCTAGTACTGGAACTCCAGCATAGTATAGATCATTAAGATTAGAGATAGCAAATTGATTATTAATACTGGCTCCATCTAAAGAATAAACTGTTATTGCTTGAGAAGAACTAGATAAAGAAACAGAAGTATTTTTTGGTGAAATACCTATATCTTTTCCATTATCTTCTGGAGTAATGTTGATTACATTAAATGGAGAAGAGAATATTCCATTATTAATTAGAGTATTAAATATGGTCTTAGAGTTTGCTTCGGTATTTGAAGTTGTAAAGTTTACAAGAACGCTATTATCTAATGCAAAATTTAAATTTTGATTTGTTATATCATCCTTTAAAACTCCAGATAAATCGCTAAGTCTAATAATAGAAATATCAAAAAGCTCTTCGCCGTCTTTTCCAAAAGAACTGTCTGCAATTGCATTTCTGATTTGGAATATGTTTGATGCAGCGCCTTCAGGAGATGCACCTTCCAATAGTTTTGGCTGAGAGGCAAAAGAGGGGCCAGTATTTTCTACTAATGCTCTAGTAAATATTTTATTGCCATTCAAAGGATAAGCTCTCTTGCTTTGAGGTATATTTGGAGAAATAGAAGCTGCTATAGGGAGGTTTCCTCTATTCTGTAAAGAAAGTTTATAATAAGCGTTGCTGCCATTTGGATCTGTAGAAAGAATAGTATTATCTTGAGTAGCCGTTAAGTTAGTATTTAAAGTAGGTTTATAAACTACACTCTTTCTGCTAATGGTATAGTTAGGGAATACAGATGATGCAGCGACAGAGGTATCAAAAATATTTTCTATCATCATTGTTTGATTCAATGTAAAGTGAAGATACTTACCGTCAGCGTCTTTTATTATGTTCTCTAAAGAAGTGGTATAAGTTGGGTCAACAGCTTTCTTTATTCCAATTGGACTGCTGATTTGAGGATAAATTTTACCAATACTGCCGTCTTTATCAATAAATAAAGAAGTATAGTCTAGGATACTTCTTGTCGTTCCATCTTCTGAAGAGTTCGCCCATGTAGACATTAAAGAATCTTGTGCTATTAAATAAGCTTTATAAGCAGTCGAATCAAATGGTTTTCCATTAGTATCAGTATTTGAGTTAAACGAAAATACAAGTTGACTATTTGGTACTGATATAAAATGAGAATCTATAATTTCATTTCCTGAATCGTCTTTAATTCCAAATGGATAAGTGTCTTTATATATTACAGTATTAACTCCAAATTGGAAGTTCTGAGAAATAGGAATCAACAACAAATAGAATTGATTAACAAAAGAATCTGCGGAGCTTTGATTAATTACGACGTTTAAATAGTTTGAAGCGTTTAATGTGTTTATTGAGAAAGAGTTGCTAGTGCTTGTTAAAACTGCATCTAAAGAAGCTTTTAAATCTGAATCTTGATTATCGTATGTAAATAGCAAAAATCCATTTTCATTTTTAAAATCATTTGATGTAGAATATAATTTTCCATCTACAAGACTAGACTTATCTATGGCAATAGAAAAGTCTCTGTATTTTGCTTTACTGGTACTAGTCAGATAGGTATATATGTTATTTGTTGGAATGATATTGTCATCACTGAATATATAGCTAAATGGATCTGAAGAGGCTTGATACTTTGATAGACTGGTTATGAAAGAGGCTTTTGTTGTGACTTTTTCAGGAATCATTCTTAGTCTGTATGGATAAGTAGTATTGTTAAACTTTGTCAAATCAGAAATGAAGTCCAAAGGAATGTTAATTGCCAAAGAACTTGCTGGTCTAAGAGCTTTAGCGTTTGTTGGCGTTGACGAAGCAAAATACATGTTCCTGTTTTGAAGAACAGGTGAATTAAAAGCATAACTAGCACTATTTAAAGAAATATTTTTTGGATTAACATCTTTATATGTGATTGGTATACCAGCGGGGAAAGAGGTTATGTTTGTATCAGAGCTATCTTTACCCTCTGTATAAGACAGTGGAGATTCATTATTAATGTTAACTCCATATACTCTTATGGCTCCATTAGTAAGAGGTTTTGATATTGAAGCGCTTACATATGATTCATAAAGGTTAATAGGAACAAACGTAAATGCGCTGTTTGTATTTGGATTAAAATCAGAACCGTAGACGTTGCTGGAAAAGATTTTGAATCCTATGGTGCTAGTTTTAATTGATGAATCGTAGTATATACCCAAGTCAATTTTGTCTCCATTTAAGGTAAATAAGACATTTAATGGAGAAGAAGCTGAACTTGCAGGAGGCTTTGGAGGCGTGATATTTAATCCAGATTCTATTTGCGTATATTTTAAATTATATACTTGAGAACCTAATACGGTATAATTTGTCCCTTCAGTAGATTCTTGAATTCTAAAAATTCTATAAAAGTCATAATCGCTATCTGTAGAGCCATCAAGATTGCCAGAGTTTTCTAAAGCCCAAGTTATTGACTTTGGAGAAAGTCCAGAAGCTCCAGTAAAAAATCCCAATCCAGTTACATTTAATCCAGAAGCCATCACAGAGGTTAATCCAGTGATTCTAATAGAGTCATAGTTTTGACCAGTGATTAAGTTTCCGCTATTAATTATAAATGAATTAGTTAATGGTTTTCTGTATTCGTTATAATCATTGCTTGTAGTGATAGCTCCATTGACGCTTGGATCTAGATTATATTTAGGAGAAAGTATTGTTAACTTATAATTTTGACCTCCAGAAAAATTGAAATCAAGTTTTCGATCTAACGTTAGTGTACCAGTAGTAGCAATTGCTCCTCCAGAAATATCAATATAATTTAAGCGTCCGCCTACTGTTTTGTATTTCTTATTGTAATCATAAACTTTGATTACGTCTCCGGGTTTTAGATAAACACATTCAGGACCAGCTTCAAAGGATACTGTTTCTGTTTCATTATATTCTGAAGCTAATAACCATCTGCCGAGTCTTTGCGCTTGTCCTCTGCTTGTGCATCCAAATGCTGTTAATTCGCTTTCTCTAAATCCAAATTTTCTAACTGCTTCTATGTTTTCTACATATTCTACTGCTGGTTTATAAAGATTGTTCTTATCAATATAACGCACATAAACAGCAGAGTTTCTGTCTTTTAAGGAAGTAGACTCGTAATTAAAGTTACCATCTATTACATTAGAATTTGTAAAAGAATAAACAGGAGTCTCTTCTGGCATATCATTTATTGAGAAAATGAATCCATTTGAATAATAAAACATTCCTCTAAATATTGAAGCCATGTCGGCCAATACTTTAAGAGCATCTTCTTGAGTTTGGATATAAAGGTTACAAGAGAATCTAGGTTCTACCCCGCCAAAGCCGTCGCTCACCAGTTCGTCGCAATATTTGCCAATCTGATATAATGACCATTTATCTACGTCGCTTTCAGAAACATAGTTTCCTGCTCCGTATCTCTTGTTTGTTAGAAGGTCATAAAAGCACCAAGCTGGATTATCTGTCCATTCTTTACTAGCTTTAAAGGTCCCATCCCAATAATCAGTTGAAGATGAATAAGGTTGAACTACAGTAGGAACATAAGTAGTTGTTTTCCTTGGAAGACCTTCCGCGAGCAAAGTTCTTGAATAAGCTTTAGCAAGAGAAACTCTATCAAATTCAATTTGATTAACTCTAATAGAGTCAGCAAATCCAATAAACTTTCCTCCAAAACTACTGGCACTTTTATCTGTAAAGATTTCTATTTGAGAACTGTTGTTGATAAAATAGGCAGGAATAAATGGCCCAGTTTTTGTATTTGTTTTATTAAAAGCATTAAAAATTTGACCAGCTTGCAAAGGAAGTAAAACATTAGTTTGGGTTGAAGACAGGCTTACAGAGGCAGAAGATGCGTCAAAAGTTTTGTCTATATTTAGATTATTGTAAGTATTTAAAGCTTCTTGAGATAATTTTTCAACCCTTTGTCTTTCAAAAAGTACGCTCGCTTGATCTCCTTGATTAGCGTCTGTAGTCGCTTCAAATGGTCTCCAATCATATCCTGCACAAAGAGTTTGATAATAAGGGTAATTTGCTATGTTTATATTGCATTGAATTTGCTTTTCTAAATCTAAAAGAACATCAATCTCTGCGTTTAATATATCTGGGAAATAGTCTTTTGCAAGTTGTCTATTACCATAAACGACAGCGTTGTTAGGTTGATTAAAAGTGAATGCAATATATTTCTGACAGTTCTTTGGAAGATTAGATATTTCTGTATAGTCAGTATCTTCTCTAAATGAAATTCCTTGGACCATTGAGGTCCACTGATTTATGGTTAACCCTAATTCTCTTGCTAAAGCTGCATCGTCTACGTTAACGGCTTTTCTTAAAGTAGCAAAGTAAGTGTCAATCCAAGTCATATCGCTGGCATTAATATTACTAATTTTGCTTGCGTTTGGTTTAAATAATAGAGTTGGTTTTACTATTTTTGGTAATACATATAAACTGACTCTTGTAAATTTGCCTTTAAGTATTGTAGTCGAATATTTTAATGGATCTAGGGTTTTTGTTATAGTGTAATTTTTGGTTTCATTACTAGAAATAATATTTAAAATTAAACTAGTATTATCGCCATCTAATTTTATACTAAGATTAAACTGACCATCTCTATGGATTAAAGTATAGGTTCCATTTCCAATGCCTGAAGCTAATTTTAAATAAAAATCACAATAAAAACTACAAAATCCTTGCTCTTTTAAAGTAAAGTTTTGTTGAGTTTTCCAATTTTTCCAATATCTCTGAGGTATTAAATCAAATTCATAATAATCTGCCGCAGCAAGCCCAGAGTCATTGTAAGCCTTGCTTCTATGCCCGTTGGCACATATAGTATCCAAAGGCATCTTCAAATAAGTACTGGCTCCAACGCTAAGGACATTTGTGTTGTAAGCGCCAGTGGTGGTGGTGTAAGTTAAACTGTTTCTAGTTACGTTCCATTTATTATTAAGCCAGTTTCTTACTTTAATAGAGTCTGTTTTAGAAAGTGCTTTTTTATAAATTAAAACTTCAAATACAGTACATTTACTTGCTTCAGTAACATTAATAGCAAGCCCTTTGGGAGCGACAGTAGCATCTGTTGGTTTTATATAGTAAACGCTATTTTGCCAAAATAAATTTACATCTTTTGAACTAGTGACGCTTGCTCCTATAATATATGTATTTGAATCGCTAGAAGCATTCCAGTAATTAGAACGATTAAATTGAGAAAATACTCCGGGTAACAATCCATAAACCCAGTTGCCTATAAGAAAAGCATTATTAAAATTTTGATAATTACCTAAAATCCAGTTACCGCTATTACCAGAAGAAGATAAAATTCTTTTCCTTTCTGCGGATGTCGAAGTGTCATGCCATTTTGCTACAATAAATACAGTATAGTTTCCATTTGCATCACTAAATGAAGTTGGCGTATCTGAATCAATAAACTTTACATATTGACTAGTGGTGAATGATACTCCGTAGCTGCTTCCATTTGGGCTTGTCTCAGAAAATGTACTTCCTTTTGTTGGCTTATTCGCTGCACCGACTGGAGAAGCGTATGTTCCGTTGCCTAAAACGCATTTTACAGGTGATCCAGCCACGCTGTTATTCCAAGTAACTACGGTTCCTGCTGTAGTCGTAGCTACGTTTGCGTCAAATTGTCCATACAGTGAATCTGTAATTGGAGGAGTTGTATCTGTCGTGTTTGCGTAAACGTTGTTTTCTCCCACGAAGAAATCAGGAGCAATTGCTTTATCAGTCTTAGAATAGGTATCGATAGTAGTAATTGTACGAGTCGTGCTTTCCCCATATGTTTTAGTCAATGGATCATAATTAGAAGGCACTTTAACCTTTAAGAGTTTTACATCATAAGTTCTATCTGGTATTTTGGAAAAGTAGGCTGCATTAAATTTAGAAGTAACAATTGCTGAATTTGTATATCTAAATGAAGAAGAATAAATTTCAGTAATGCTCTCTAATGTTATGAAAGAGCTTCTTGAAGAATAGGTATCTTCTGGAGTGATTTTTAATACTGAAAGATCCCAACCTATCCAGTTTTCATTTGTATTATATGAAGCGAAAACTTTAGACATGTCAAGGATAATTTGCTTGGAGTATCCTTGAGTGACTTTGCCCTTAGATTCTATTTCTATTATTTGAGGGGCTGCGTCTAAAGTAATAGAAAGGTCTTTAGCGTCAGGAACAGACTTTGCAGTAGAGGAAACTATGTCAAGAGCAGCAAGGTTTGCATTATAACCTTCTTTAAAAATTGGAGTTATTTTTATTCTTAGTTTAAATTTATAATAGAGAACAGATCCAACGCCGCCTTTAATACTCGTCTCATTATTCTGTAATTGTCTATCTGTGGTACTCAATTGAAAAGATGAATCGCTTACATTAGCGCCATCAACACCCTCTACCGTCAAAGTCTTATTTGAAATAGGGGTTAGGTCTTGATACTTTAAAGTGACATAAAGAGAAGAAATTCTAAAGTTTAAAGATACCTTTTTACATTCTTTATTTGATATGCGATAAGATCTTTGATAATCAGAAATTTCATCTTGAGTTGTAGCTAAAGTATTTGGCCCTCTCAATCTTTCTCCAATTGAGCGAATGTAAGAAACATTATCAAATAATCCATTTACAGAAGTTCCAACGGGAGTTCCATTTGAAACATTTACGTTTATTTGCTGAAAGTTATATTTATCTTGACTATCTAAAAGAGGGGTTTGATTCCATTGAATAGATTTTAAATAATTGACTTGCGAGGTATCTCCTACTGTTGTGGGGTACTCATTATAAGTTACCTTGCTGTATCCTAGATTTCCAATCGCACCACTAAAGACGTATTGACCATTTACTAATCCATCAATTGGGCCTTCAGAAAGCAAATCTTTTACTTTACCAAACTGATAAACATTATAGTTGGTTCCATTGTAAATAAATCCCTCTGGATCTTCATAGGCTGCTGTTGGCTGTGCTGCTTGTGAGCCTCCACCGCCACCAAAGCCTTTTATGTATTTAAAATCTTCAAGATTGTTCATTTTTATATATTGTTTATTTGACCTTTAACGTCTGCTGATGTTGACTTAATATCTAGTTCGACATTGTTCATTGATATCTCAACGGTTTGAGATCCTATTTTCATTCTTCCATATCCAACTGGAACAGGTCCGCCCTCTCCAAGAATGTTAGAAGGTCCGTCAAATAAGTAGTTAGGCTTACTGCCATCATTTATTTTTCTAAAGTCATCAAATTTTGGAGGAGACATCATTAATAAAGTAACGCCAGTTACTGCTAGACCAATACCTGCTCCAATTAAGGCGCTAGAAATTATTGAAGTAGAAGTTGCTCCAGCGGCAAAAGTGCTTCCCATGAGCGTAAATCCCCCTGCTGCTCCAATACCTGTTGCAATTAGTATAACGCCTAAAACTAAGGCTATTATTCCTTTGCTACTGCTTCCGCCTCCACCACCGCCAGCGCCTTTGATAATAGGCACAATATCTAAACTCTCTAGTTTATCATTTATCATTACTAACTCAGAATTAAAAATAGACTCTGGCCTTTCTAAAGATATATCTTCTGCCGCCATCATTTCTCTTTTATTAACGAGAATCTTATATTCGACGCTTTTCTCTGCTGCACCAATTAAATACTTCAATAGCTTGCCCTTAGACAAGACTTGGATAGCTCGCAAAGCTTCCTTTATAGAATTTACCTTTAAATTCCATTTTTCTCTACCTACTTGTTCTGCTATCTCGCCGTGTAAAGTTATACTAGTCATAGAGATTGTTTCTCATTATGTAAATTACCCATTTTTTATAGCCATTAGAAAGTCTTTCGGTGGTAGAAATGCTATCCCCCGGATGGTGCAAGATCGTATCTTTACCCAAATAAACTGCACAATGGATGGGAAAATTGAATTTTTCTGTTCTCATTATTAGAACATCGTTTTTCTTTAGGTCAGAAACTTGCCTAAACCCATTGTACTCAAAGTACTTCTTAAGGTAATCGTCTTTATCTTTTAAAGATTCTGCTTCATTAATGAATCTTTTGCTTGCCATCTCATTATACTCTTCTTCAGAAACATTATTTTTAAGAACTTCTAGCTCTGGACAAAAATGAATATTTAAATCATGGCAGTAATAATCTTTTACTAGCCATAAACAGTCAGCAAATCCCAAAAGGAAAGGTCTTCCTGTGTATTGAATTTTGTAACCATTTGGATTGTAAACGTGGAAAGATCCGCTTTGCTTATTATAAACAACACACGTTAATCCTAGTCTTTCAGAGACAATTATATCTGCATCTGAAATACTATCAAAATCAATATGAGAATGATAGTAACCAACAATATTGGACTGCTCATTGACATCCATCATGAACTCAGTGGCAGAATTAATTAGGTTTTCTTTTCTTTGAACTTCTATTCCGTTATCCGTATGCACTAAAAAGCCGCATACTTCGTTATTAGAAGTATTAGCATGTTCAATGATCTGATTTTTAATTTCCTCTATTAGCATAACTGTTTGCTCCTTGCGAAACAATAGATTCTTCTCTTCTCTGCGTCTGTTAGTTTTTCAATGATTGATTTCTTATTCCTTGGCTGGTGCAAAATATAGTTTTGCCCAAGATAAATGCCAAAGTGAGAAGGGTAATTTTCTAGATATTTGAAAACAATGATGTCGTGTTTTTGGGCATTTTCAATACTTTCAATTTTAATAAAGTTTTCTTTTTCGAAGAACTTATCGAAGTTCTGTGAATCACAAAACTCCGCCAATTTGTCTTTCACAAACTCTGCATAATTTTTATCCCAATCTGTTCCTCTTTCATAATGAAAAATTTTAATACCAAACTCTTCATTGTAATAGTTCTCTACTATTGATAAACAGTCAGACTTGCCGATTACAAAGTCTTTATCAATGTATTTATTATAGTAATTTTCTGGAGAGTATTCTTCAAAAGAGTCTTTTTTAAGTATATAAACTATATTTTTTAGATTAAGCTTGTGACTTATTTGCTTATCTAACTCCGAAAAGGAATTGTCTTGTATGCAGTGCGAATGATAAATACCAGTAATTTTACCATTCATAGTGGCCTTTAAGTAATCCATTTGACATACAATGAATTCATTCTCTTTATCTTGAGCGACGTTTCTGCATGGAAAGGCTTCTAATACATTTTTACCATTTAAAAGCAAGAGGCCGCAACATTCATCTGGATTTTCCTTTAATGAATGCGCTTTTATTTTAGCTTTTATCTCATCTGAGATCATTACATCGCCCCTCTATTATAATTAGATACTCCATAAAATCCTCCAAAAGGTAAAGGATTTTCTCCGAATCTAATTTTGCATCCTTTAACACTCTTAGAACATTGATCTGCTAACCAATATTGTCCATTAGGAGGGGGGATGTTAATTGGAACTTCTAATTTTGCGACGAAATAAAAGTTTATGCCTTTTTTGGCTATAAAGACTACATCTCCTTTTTTATAAGAAGTTGATGACCCCCATTCATTAGGGGCATTCGAAATAGGAACCCCGGCAAATAG